AGAAGGCATCGGCTCGCTCTTTGGAGGCCGACACCACCATGATCTTCGCCTCGGCGTCACAGAGTAGCCTCCAGACGACGTATGCGGCAGTGATGTGGGACTTGCCCACGCCTCGGAACGCCTGAATGCAGGAACGCTTCTTTCCGTATTGTAGGAAGTCGGCGATGTCATACTGCAGAGGGGTCGGTTCGGGTAGGTTGAGGTACTGATGGACGTACCAGAGGAATACTTTGAAGTCCGAACGGAGCTTCTTGTGGAACGCACTGTCTGGGATGTGAGCCATGAGGCCTCCTGTAAGCCTTAATGAGGCGTATGTATTGCATTTGAGTGGGGGTAGCCGCCTAGAACACCCTCAGGGCACTGAGAGAGCCGTATGGTGGGGTTCTAGGGGGTGTTTAGAGGTCGCAGGCCGCTGCTAGTTGCGCAGCGAACACGTCAAGACCGCTCAGGGTCTCGTCGGTGAGCAGGATAAGCTCCTTCTCGGTGAACGTGGGTGTCGGGATGGAGCAGATCGCCTCAGCGGACCCAGCCGTTTGTGCGCAGGCGCTCAACAGCAACATCGCGGGTAGGAGATACTTCCACATGGTCGATCCTTTCCTTGGTGTCGACAAACTCTTCGAGGGTCTTGATCCGGGTGGCAGCTTGTTCGTTGGATTTACCGTACTGGACGGCACCTATGAGGACCGCCCCGACAGCCACGAGGGCCATCAGGAGCTTTCCAATGCGGGATGTGAGGAACACCATCATTTACCGGGTCCTTGCTTGAACACGGCATCGATAGCGAAGGCACCCCCGGCGAATGTGAAGATCGGGAGTGTCAGGAACCGAGCAGCCTCGAAGGCCACCGGGTTGTAGACACCCACAACGAACATCACGCCGAGGTAGGCCAGCATCACACCGGCCACCTCTCGTTTGTATGTCTTCATCGATTGGTTCCTTCCAAGAACAACGCCCGCTCTTCGGCGCGACGTTTGGTGAGGCCCCGGAGGACCACGAGCTTGTTGCCCTGACGCTGCTTGTTCCAGCGAGGGAACTGGTTTGCACAGCCGACGTAGTCACCAGCGTTGAGCTTCCGGGCGAGGGTCGATGCTTTGAAGTTGGCTTCACCCAAGTTGAAGATGAAGCTGGCCAGAGCGTCGTATTGCTCCTGTGTCAGCGGCACCTTAACGCGACGAGCGAGAGTGCCCCGAACCCACGCAAGGTCATCCCGAAGGAGAACCTCGGCCCGGGCTTTGGTGATCACCATACCGGAGGTGACGCCGGCCGTGTGGCCCCAGCCAATCGTAAGGACATCGTGGGGTGTCGGGAGGTACGCCTTGAGGCGCAGTGCCTCGTGCTTCTTGATCATATCGATCCGCACGACGCGGGTTGGCTGGACGTGTGTCATAGGTGTTTTCTTTTGTGGTTGAAGGCGTGAGAGAAGGTATTCAAACAGGTTCATCCGCACACCTTTCCGATCAGCATCTTGAGGGCAACAATAGGGATGGGTATATAGATGCGACGTGTCATGCCTACGGGCTTTTCACGCCAATAAGGGTTCTGGTTGTCGAGCCACCCTTTACCCCATCTCCAGAAGATGATGTGGGCTGTACCTGTTGTGTCACGGCACCAGTAGAACTGCGTCTTGAAGATTAGGACGTCGAACCAGAAGGCCTTCTTACTTCCTGAGAAAAAGAGAGCCTCGGAGACCGCGAAGTCGTCGCAGTCCCCGTAGAGCGTTTTGTTGATGAACCGCCAGCTATCTAGCCAACCGTCCGCCTTGTATTGGAAGTTGAAACTCATAGGATATCCTTAGTAATGATCAGGGTTTTGGACCTCTAGTGGTGGACTTTGTAACCAGTGATTACAGCATCTCCCACCAGAGGTTATTTACGAACTCTTTTGGTGTAATTAGTATCTTCCACCAATAAACGCAGCGATAAACTCAGCTTGTTGTGCCTTACCTACCTCATCAGGATGCGTCTTGTCGTTCATAGTGACGGTCTGAACGCCGTAGGTATCTGTACTGTTCAGCGTTACGTTGCGAGGGGCACCGTAAATAGACCAATCTAAGTAATGATCTTTGATCATCACGTAAATTCCTTCACCCTCCCTGTTGCCATAAGTTTCAAGGACGTGACGGATGCCAGCTATGAATTCTGCGCCCTTACCTTTCATGATAATACCAATCTTACAGCTAGGTGCAGCCGCTTGGATTTGGCTAACCATGGTGGCAAGACCTTCCGTGACATTAAGTAGGGAAGTAGCATCATCATTACTGTTGACATCGTTGGTTCCCAAATCAATCGTCACAACGTCAGGCACCGTAAGACTGAACCTCGTCAAGTAAAAGCCCAAGTCAAAGACGTAACCATTCTCAATGATACTCGCTGCATCACCACCCGTACTTGGGCGGATGAATGGGTTGTATGGAAACCGCGAACCCGCTGCCAGATACTCAGCAGGAGTAGTGACAACCCCATCACCTTGCGCAGTAGCGTCAATGGGATAGATGGCCGACGAACCACCTACTAACGGATTTGCAACGTCAAAGAACAGGTGGCGATATGTGAAGTCCGAAAACTCCCAAGAAGACCTTCCTTCTGCCAAAGTTCCGCCTTGATCAGGATAAGTGCCGATGAAGTTTGGGGTAAAGCCCATCGCCTCGAGCCTTGCCTTGACTTTAGTTGGAACACCTTCGTCCGTGATACTATCACCAATCATCAGAATGTTTGGCGAACCCGTATTCCCAACCGCAGGTACGGTTAAGAAGTCTACAGGTGTTCTATACGCGACGTTAGCTGACGCAGGATCACGTCCATAAACATACCCAGCGCCCTTGATCCGGTTTCCGTCCAGTTCAATTACCTCAGATACGTTTGCAGAAAACGGTTGATCCGTGTCTGACGTTCCTTGAAAGTTCATGTCCCAGCTACGTTCTTTATCCCAAGTTGTCAGGCCATGCTCATAGATTTGAAGAGGCCTCCCTTCGTAAAGGTGGAAGGAGGTTGGGATGAGGAAGCCGTTGTCTGATTGCTCCGCAACCCCCTCTAATGCGGTCAACCTTGCGCCGTAGTCTCTTTCCGAAAACGGATCAAAGTTAGACCACTCTACTCCAAGTGGGATGTTACGAGAGAACGCGCCTGTGAAACCTGTCACTTCCACCGCACCGCTACGACCCGCAGTAGCAGTAACCTCGAGCCATACCTCTCTAATCCATTCTGCGGTAGATGTGGCGGGTACTTGAACAACACCGAAATAACGCCGCACATCCGTCGCAACACTTTCCCAGCTATTAATATCAAGCTGGACATTCTGCTGCGTACCGTATCCGCTTTTAGGAAGGCAGATCGCCCGAAATCTAGGTTCGTTAAGCGCTGCAAAATCCGTTGTTTTCACAAAGAACGAGTAGGCGATATAGGACAATGGACCTAGATAAGGCAAATCAGCGGTTAAACGTCCGTAGGTATCCTGAGTTGAGCCTAGAGTTGGTAGAGACACAGCGTGGGTTATTCCTAGGGAATTTAGGTACGTGTCTGTGAGTGTTTCAACAACCCCCGACCCTAGTAAAACACTAGACGGATCACCCTCTAACATAGCTGGGTTATTGACCCTGTTGGGAAGCAGCTCTCCGCGCTTGTCAATACTGGAGAGTAAACTTACTTCTTCATAATTAGAAACAGCATTCCGCCAATCAATGTCACCCGGTATCCCTTCTGAGAGATGGAACATAGGACCAGTTACATAAAGAGGTTGTGTTCCAGCAACAGCCGATGTCACTTCAAGCCACATTTCAACAGTATCAGTGTTCGCCGCGTTTGTCAGTTCAACGACTGAGTGATACCTACGGAGGTCTGATCTGATCTGATCGTAATCACCAGAAAGCGTGTGAATGGTATTTCCTGCTGTACTATCTACGGTCCACAGGCGAAGCCGTCCGGTATTTAGGCCAGCCCAATCATCCGTTTTGATAAAGAAAGAAACAGCACAGCTATCCCCGAAGCCCCAACCACTTTGATTAGTCGGAACATCAATCGTGTAGTAAGTGTCTTGTGACACACCCACGTTATTGTAGCGGTTTGCATGTGTGAAGCCGTAAGTATTCAGATCAGCGTCTGTGATTTCGACAACATCGCGGTTTCCCCAAATGCTTGTTGTTGGGTTTGCTAAGACCATGCTTTCATTAAACATAGGCTTCACAATCTGACGACCCAATTCTACCAACGTGCTAGAAGGGAAGCGTACTAGTTCAGTTTCAGTGCTTGCACTATCTCTGCGGTAGCGAACGATTTCATCGCCATCCACAACCATAAACTGCTCGGTATCAGCAACTGCGGCACGTCCTAGTGCTGTCGTTGCGTACACATCCGCATTTACAAAAGCTGCGTCTCGCGCACTTTCAGCGGCTGTCTGTGCGGTAACAGCATTACTCTCCGCTGTCTCAGCATTACTCTCCGCTGTCTCAGCATTGGTCTGTGCTGTCTCAGCATTGGTCTGTGCTAGTTCTGCTGCTGTCTCCGCTGTCTCAGCATTGGTTTGTGCTAGTTCTGCGGCTGTCTGGGCTGTTCCAGCATTGGTCTCCGCCGCTTCTGCTGCGGCTTGCGCGGCCAGTGCCCCTGTCTCATAACTAACCCAAGCTACACCGTTGTAGGCGTTCATTAAATCAGTTGTGGAGTTAAGGTATAAAGCCCCCGCTTGCAGTGCGTCACCGTTGTTGTCCACTGCAGGGTCACTTGCTTTTAACCCTAGGTAGGTGACATCAAAACTACCAAGAGCAGTCTCAACGGAGGTTTGAGCAACCTCAGCGGCGGTTTGAGCAACCTCAGCGGCTGCTTGAGCGGCCTCTGCTGCTTCCTGAGCGGCTGCGGACAGCATATAGTCATCACCGATCACCCAAGCAGAACCTGTGTAATACTTGATGGCACCAACGGTTGTGTCATAGAACACGGCACCCTCTTCAAGGTCGTCACCCTCATTGTCTGTCGTAGGTTCAACCGCGAGTGAACCAAGGTAACGCTTGGTGAAACGCTCGTCCGCATCGGTTGCCTCTTGGAGAGCGTATGTTAGATACTCAGAGTTCTTGTTCAGGTTCACGCTGGTGAGAGAGGAACCTCCACCAAAGACCACTGCAGGTGTAGCGATAGGTGTCTCACGGAACAACTTGACTTCCACACCGGCTGGTACGGCGGACCCGTCAGACACCTTAGTTACGGTAATGTTAGTTGAGTTGTTCCAAGTGAAGGTGTAATCGGAAGCCACAGCGGTTGTGGGGACCTTTCCAACGGAAACCTTAACATGGCTGCGGTCTAAATAGGCAAAAGTGATAGCGAAGTCGGTTGTTACTGCGTCACCAGCATAGGTTTTGGTTGCGTAAGACATAGGATACCCTTTGTATATGTTAATTCTGGATGACCGTCAGTCCACCTGATAGGATGAACGTCATGCCAACAGCGAGGACGGAGAGGCCAATGGCCCAGAGAATTTTATTGATGCCTGCGAGGATGCCGCCAACGCTGTCTTTCACGTAGGCCATGTCGTTCTTCATCACGGCGAGTTCGGTTGTCTGAACCTGAGTGTCCTGTTCGATCCGGGACACACGGAGATGTAGATCGTGTACCATAGGGTCACGGAAGTTCGTGATGGGTTCAATGTTTGGCATGGAGTGTTTCCTCGTCTGTATCGAAGTCAGGGAGGCTCATAGCCAGTCGCCCGAGTTTGTTGTTTTCTGTTGGGATCGCGGTGATGTCGTTATCTTTGAGCATCTTCACGCATGTGCTGAGTTCGGCAGGGGATGCCGTTCCGTCCTGAACTTTACGCAGGAGTAGGGATACTACAGCATCGTGTAGTACCCCCATTGTGTCTTCTGTTGCCGCCATCTGAGGCTCCTGAGGTTACTGCCC